TATTTTTGACCACTCCTGATCTGAATTGCTTGGGATTCCACTTGTAGGTCCCATTGGATAATTATTCATCAATGTATTACCCATAAAGTTGTCTGTGGTTGCTGTAGGTTTTCCTATACCAGCCTCAAAATTTTCTGCTGGTTTTACCATTCCATTATTATACATCATGTAAAGTACAAAAAGAATACCAAGTGCTAAAAGTAAAATACGCTTATCACGTCTTATTACAAAGAGAATAATGGATAAATAAATCACAAATCTCATAGTCGAGAGGACTCTCTCTTTTGGCTGCTGTTTCTTCGTTGGCCAAAAATTTAAAAGTTTATCTGTTCTAAACAAATCATCCATTTATATTACTTGATATTATTTAGCGTCTTCATGAGATCCATAATTGAAAACTCACCATCCTCCATATTGCCACCTCCAGACTGAGTAATCTGCTCCGCGCACTTTGCAGCCATAGTTTCAATCATACTCATAGTCTCTGGTGGAAAAGTCTTGATTGTAGTTCCAAACACAATCAATGTATGAAGATACTGCCAGATAGCATCCTTTGTATTACCTGAAGACTCGGTCCACATTGAAGAAAGATCAATATCCGCAAGTGCTGGAATATTCTTGCTATCATCAATAATAAAACTCTCATCCTTGTGCATAATCTTATTCTTATATGGCTTTACAGCCTTCATAAACTCATCCAGTACTTTACTGGGGCTTGCTGCTCTGACGACTTCAAAAGAAGCCTGAAATTTAATTACAGCTTTATTCTCTGGAAAGGTTAGATTCAACTCAGTAAGAAATTGATCCATCATATCATTAAAAGCCTTGATTGTAGTTGCCATGATATTTCAATATTCAGAGTATCATGTCTTTAACCAACTACGTGTAGTTGTTCTCGTGTAGTTTCCTTTCCAACTACGTGTAGTTGTTAAAAAGGTTCTTTTGATATTGTTTCAAATCCAGCGTTTCCGTAATAAACTATAAAATACACGAGCAGACCCACGAAAAGTGCAGGTTTGGTATACACAGACTTTTTAATCTTCTCCTTCTCCTTTTCAGTTGTTTGTGGTAATGTAAAGTATACAGTAGCTGCTGTTACTGCAGCTGCAAAGAGGGCGGCATTTAACGGATTTCTCATAAACTTATCCATTTACAATAGGCTCACTTTTTTCTTTGGGATGTATGTCTGGGGCATCTGAGAAAAGTTCAACATCCTCACTTGGTTTTCCAGTCTCCACCTTCTTTGTTTCTGTTGGAAATGGGGACTCTGTGATGGGTGATTCTGTATTTACATCCTCCTTTGTACTTTCTTCTGGAGGAGCCTCCCCACTTGGATTCATAAGATTCTCAACTGCAGATTCATCAAGAGATGCATCTCCATTCATATACTCACTGATTATATCACAGAATGGGATTGATTCAGATATTGCTTCTGAGATGCAAAATTTAACTCTATCCTGAACCTCCTTTTCTCTCTTTAACTCTTCATGCTCCTTCATGATGTATGGGTTCTCGTAAAAGTTGTGTGCTGAAATAATCAGACACTGATGAATAAACAACTCATTTGTTGGTGGTTTTATGTTAATCTTTTTTGATTCAGACTTCATCTTAATTGCATTTGATACAAGCTTTACGTAAGCAATGTATATGGAGTCTTTATATTTGGTGAATGCGGGACACTTCTTTTCGATATCGTTTACAAAGTTTTGTATTTGAGCACTTGAAAGATTTGGAACCTTTTTGAGTGCATGTTGAAAATTTACTAAAGATGGGGTTGGTAAATTTCCAGGTTTTTCTGGGTCAAGATAATCCATTGGGTTGTTGTACATTTTAAAAATATACTCAACTATAACTGGGGCTATTGCCTTTGTAATTACACACGTCATAAGATTTATATACTCCATTGTTACTACTTGGAAATGTATTTTTTTCTGAGCTGGTTCGCAGTCTTTTTCAAGTTTGCAAGAGAATCCAAATCCTCATGTTTCTTGAAGGTGACTGTTTTTGTATTCAATTGAATTTCCTTTGTTTTATGAACTCTCCATGAAATATTTATTAGTCCAACACCCATTATACTGGTTGAGTAACCTAAATTCTGGAGTTGTTTATTCATATAAACAGTTACAAATGGTAAATTGTAACTTGGATACCCAAACATCATTTCTGGAATTTGAATGAGTGTTTCTGTTTTTCCAAGAGAATATGCAAAGGAGATTTTTCTAGAAATCATATTGAGTATTTTTATTAAAATCTCTTTTTTGGCTTCTCTCTTTGCTGCATTCTTTCTTTCAATATCTTCAAATGAGATGATATCAAGTTTCATCCTATTATTACAACTTTAAATTTTGGTAGACTACACTTCGCATGAATTTTCTCATTTTACCAAACAATGTCATGTGATAGTTTTCATACATTGGAAAAATAACAACCATTCTTTTACACCCTTGTGTCTGTTTAGTTATTTTATGATAAACTTCTGACCCGTTATATATAACGCCTTCACCTAATTTTATTTCTATTATTTTTTCAACTTGTGTTTTTCTATCTTTTATTTCAAATTCAGCTGTATTGCAGTCATCTACCAAAACAGGAACAACCAATGTGTATCTCTTTGCCACTGTAAAGTTGTTATCATAATGCCAATCTAAAAAATCATCCTCATCTTCATACAATCTTGCAAATATTCTATATTCTTCTGAATCATTCGCCAGACTTAACTTTTTACCTACAACATTAGAACAAATTTTATCTATATGCATATTTTCATAAAAATCTTTAATAGATTGAGGTATTTGTTTATAATTTGCTTTTTTGCCCATTGCATTTCCAAAGTTATATTTAGGATCCAATACAGATCCTTTTTGTCTTATTGATTCTTCAAGTTCTTCTAAAATTATATTTGAGGGGATAGTAATATTTGGAACTTTATAAATTATATTTGACTCACAATCACTACACGGGTGAAAATGCTTACCTGTCCAATAATTTACTATCAATAAAATTATGCAAACTAAAATAATACTTATTAACAGTTTCATCTTAAGCTGTGACCATAAAATTATTCCAGATTGCTTGCATATCAGGAGTTGGTGGAGTTGTATCTAGATTTCCAATACGAAACTTTTTTACAAATCCTGTAAATGGATTTTGGAAACTTGCTGGAACACCCTTTGAAGCTGAGGTTAAAGTTCCATTTTCATCAGCAGTTATATCATACTGAACTCCTGCATAGTTTGATGAATCCATAAACATAATTCTTCCACTGTATCCAGAACCTTCTCTATTGAAATATATTGTATTTATTGGGTACAAAGTCTCTGCATTTTCTTGTATCTGGGTGATTGCATTTTGTATAATAGTTGGATCGACTGCACTAAAATCAGAACGCTTACCAACAGAAGGTAAAACTACATACTGAGATTTTTGAGTATACAAGAAAAAAAGAATAACCATGAAAATCACAATGACCGCGGCAAGACCTTTCATTTTTAATATCACCCAATACAAAAATGGCTGCACTTCTTGTAGTGAGTGATCGTTGTGAATATTGTGGACAAACTATAGAATTTATAAAGCAAAACCCAATACTGATGCCTCTGGTAAATGTTCATAACATAAATACTTTAGGTCTCCCAAAAGAACATCCAGATATCAAAAGAGTACCTACTTTGATCACTTCAAAGGGAACCCATGTAGGAATGGAAGTTATAAGATGGCTTGAAATGAATGTGCCTTGTACCTTTGAAGGAAATAGTACATTCAATTGTGCAACATTCGATGAACCATTCGATGGAATAGGTGATGGGTTTCCACTCGATGCATACGGCATGGCTCTTGCCCCTCCAATAAACACAACAATCAAATCAAAGATTGAGAAATCAACAAAGGATGCCTATGACGAATTAAAGAAAAACAATGTACTATAATCAATGAGGCTTAAAAGTATTCAAGCCACAGCTTTTAAATCACTCTTTGAAGTTCTTAAAGAAATTATAAATGATGTGAATATTTATTTTGACAGTTCTGGTGTAAAATTAACTGCATTTGATATTGTACGTGTTACATTGGTTCATGTTTTTATGCCAGCTGAAAACTTTGAGGAGTATGAATGTAAACGTCCAGTGGTTTTAGGACTTAATGTAACAAATACATACAAACTTATTAAATCAACTGGAAATAATGATGTTATATCTATGGAGGATACACCCGAACATCTCAAAATTACAATAAGTAATGACAACAAGAAATCATTCAGTACATTTAATCTGAAACTTTTAGACTTGAATGAAGAAATCATAGATGTTCCTGAAATTGATATAAAGTATGCAACCACTGTACCATCTTTTGACTTTCAGAAGCTTGTAAGAGATATGATGGCAATAGGTACAGAGTTGAGAATTAAAAGAACTGAAACAAACATTGAATTTTCTTGTGAAGGTGATTTTGCATCTCAAAACACACGCATAGAAGATCAACCAGATATAGGAAAAATCACATGTGATGGTATTTTTAGTCTCAAGTACATTTCTATGTTTGTGAAATCGACAGTAATGTGTCCCTTGGTTCAGATTATGCAAAATGATGATTTAGATTCTCCAGTCATATTCAAATACTCAATTGCAAACTTGGGGGATATCAAATTTTACTTGGCCGCGACGAATGAGTAATTTGTTTGGATCAATAGGAATTAATTCTATATATTCACACCATGATAATTTTATTGATAAAAATTCAAAATACAATCGAGGTCTTCTCACAATAGTAAACAAACTAAATGGATTGAAATTACGTTTAAGTGGTCCAGCAAATTTCAATACATTATTAGTTACATCTTTATTATCATAAAATACTCTCAGTATCTGTTCACCATTTGGAACAAATGATGGTGGCCACTTTGAATCAGTTGTCAAGTGTTTCAATCTATTCTTATTATACTTGTATTCAACTATACAATTTGTTGAAAGTTTATTTGTGTTTTCAAGCCAAAACCCAGTATTACATCTCTTCATTTTTTTGATGGACAATATTGAGAAATTTTCTTTAAAACACTTTAACAAGAGATTAAAGAACCACATTTAAAGTTAATATTCCTTTATTATGTAATGTTAGCCTTATATAATAAAAGATTAAAGGAACTCAAAGGTGATGATTTGTATACATACATGTCAAAAGCAGCTCCATTTGTAATGATTTATGAAGAATCCAAAAACAAGAATGATATTTTCAAAGAGTATATGGCCCAAGTTGAAGGTGGGCCATGTGCAATAGTTGAAGAAGAAATTAAAAACTCTTTATTATGTGAACAATGCTCGAGTGATGACATCTTCTATGATGAAAACTCGAGTGATATTGTATGTACTCATTGTGGATTTGTAAAATATGATACTGGAAGAGAAAGAAGCTACAAAGAAGAACAAGATACTGAACCAAATACTCAATATTCTTACAAAAAAGAGAATCACTTTAATGAATGGATAGCACAGTTTCAAGCAAGAGAGGTTACGAATGTTCCACAAGAAGTATTTGATACATTATTTGATGAGTTTAAAAAACGAAAAATAGGAAAATCGGAAATAACACATGGAAAAGTAAGAGATAGTTTAAAGAAACTTAATCTCACAAAATATTATGATCATGTTCCATACATTGCTAGTTTTATGAGTGGTATAAAACCACCTGCCATGTCTAAGGAATTGGAAGATAAATTACGTCATATGTTTTACATGATTCAAGAACCATTCAATAAACACAGACCAGATGATCGTAAAAATTTTCTAAGTTATTCATATATTCTTTATAAATTTTGTGAACTTTTATCCGAAGATTCATTTTTGAAATGCTTCCCTCTTTTGAAATCAAAAGAAAAGTTGTACAAACAAGATTTGATTTGGAAAAAAATATGTGCAGATTTAAATTGGGAATATATTCCAACTATTTGATTTTTATTGTAGCATATTCATATCCACTAGTATAAAGTTCAAGCTTCTTCTCAGTTGGTAAAGTAAAATCAAATATATCAAAATCTATTGGCAATTCTATTCTGTCAAATTCTTGATACTTTATTCTATTTGACATGATATTTTTTATAACTATGAGCAAATATTCGATGATACTTTTTGGAGGTTTATTCACATCAAACAACTCTTCTGATCGTATTTCAAAAATATCATTTTTTCCTATAAATGGAGCACCTGGTGTCCATTCTGCAGTACTCCCATCTAAAAATTGCTTTTCACCCGGTGTAAACAATATTGGAACTGCAGTAGAGTACATTATTGCTGTACTCACATCCATATCAGGTACAGTATCAATTGACAGATACACTGTTTTATTCGATAATAAATCAAATGTTGATATATACAATTTTATAGGTACTTGTTCGTACAATTCTCTGAATGTTACATTTGCCAATCCGTTTGCATCTGCAATCTTTTTGATATTTGCACTATCAATCAAACCAAACTTTTTTAAAAAATTCTTTACATTCTTTTTAGTCGAATCACGAATATCAATATCAATCATAATCTTGAGAAGTTTATCAACATCCCCGTTAAAGAGAATGTAGAATGCTGCAATTATTGATCCTGATGATGCGGATGAAATCTCTTTCAAATCATCCAATTTTCCATTATCCTTTAAATATTTCAAGACACCTATAAATTTATAAGCCATCATTGCCCCACTTCCAATGATGAGGTGTTTCATTAATAGTAACTGGGGAATGAACCACGGAGAAACGCATAAAGAACAGCGTAAACCACTGTGTGAACAGCTACTGCACTTGTACTTGACTGTCCTGAGAAGAATATTCCCTTTGAACTTGGAGGAAGAGTCAATACAACACCTGGCATAAGAAGAATGAATAAAGTAAGAGGAACCACTATATCAGCTGTAGTCATAGACTTGATATTTGTAAAAAAATGAATAATCACGTAATAAGCTATGGTAAAAAGTAATGCATTGATAATAAGACCCTTATTGAAAACGTGGGAATTTGTCAAGTGTAAAAACATCAATGTTCCAGAAGCAATAATTGCAAATAATATTGCAGGTGTAAAAACCTTTGGACTTCTAATGTCAAGTTTCATTTACCCATAGAATTTATAAAAATCCATGAGAGACTTTGGCTTTCCAATAGAATACCAAAGATTGTAAATATCCAATTCTGCAGGAGTTTCTAAATCCTCTGCAGGAGTGAACATAAATTCACAAAATTTTGTAAAAGTTATATTTTTGTTTACATGATAATACAATTGTGCATTCTCCTGAAGTGAGAACCAATCATTCAATAATTCTGTACTGTACAAATCACACCATTCTTCAAAATTTACATCTGAAGAATCATATTCATTATCGAAATCTGAATCATAATCATAATCATAATTGTAAGCATCATAAGACCATTCATTGTTTAGACCCATTCTTCAACAGTGACAAAGACGAAGTTGTCTTTGATGGAGCACTGTCACTTATAGCTTTCATAGCACCCTCAACTTTAACTGTGTCTCCTGAAAAGTAAGTTGTGAGACCAGTAACTATGACTTCTTTTGTAATGCTTCCTTTACCCTCCTTCACTCTCATTCTAACTTTTTTATCATTCAATTTGATATCATCAACATCCTGAGCCTTCATACTCTCCTTGATAATACCTGCAAGCTCCTTCTCTCTCTTAGAAAGAACTGAAACATCTTTACGAATTTCTTTAATCTGATCTTTAAGCTGCATCCATTCCTCAATACTTGTCTTTAAATCTGCCATTTATTATGTAGTGCTTTATTTCTTTAAATCCAATTGTTTACTTGTAATCACCATCCTGAATCTCAAACATTGGTCTCATCTGCTCTGGAACAATGGTGGACAAGTTAAAGATGCTCACTGGATCACGTGGATTTGGTGGCTCTGAGCGGATTTGCCAGTTGGCATTACGTAATGTACCACCCACAGTCTCTGGGTACCCAATCATATTACGTGGATCCAGATAGTTCTGAGAAGACAGAATGGCGTCTGTAGAAAACTGGCTGAAATCCTCAGTTACTGGAACCTCCTTTGGCAGCAGTTCAGCTGGCAGACTTGTAGAGCTCGAGTCCATTGGACGGCTATCACCCATAGATGGTCCAGACACACTTGATTCATATGGAGCACCCTCCATTGTAAAAGTACTCTTCATTCCTGGCTTGAAGTACAGGTATGCAATGATTGCCACCAGAGCAATGATTGCTAACATTTTACCATCCATAGTCATTTATAATGCATCACGAAATTTTTTTAAACAAAATCTGCAAGATCTTCCTCCTCATCCTGAGGCTCCTCATCCACAAACATATATTTTGCCAATTTGGGCTTCTGAACATTTTCAATGAGACGAGCTTGTGCAACTCTCCAAATTGGTCCAAAATTTTTCTTCAAAAACCAAATACCAGAAAGTTCAACAAACAAATTACAATGAACTCCCGTAACAAGACGATCAACTGAGATTGTATCTTTTGTGGTGTCAAATACAGTAGTAATATTCTTACCCTTGATTTTCATAAAACCAGCTTCAAATACATCAGATGTAATCGAACTCTCATACATATTCTTCAAAGATTCTTCTGGAATCACCTTTCCAAACCAAGTCTCTGAACATTCAGTAGCTTTAGAAATGATTTCATCATCATACTTTGATAGATCAATAGATGTCTTATAGCATCCAGGACCTACAACCTCACAATTATTAATCTGCTGAAAAACACGAGATTTATCATCATTTGTAATCCTCACAAAGTATCTGCCATCATTCAGTTTTACAGGTGTGTCAAACAGCATCTTTATTCTATATAGAAAATATTCCTTTATTACAAGAACGATGGATCAAAATTTGTTGTTGATTGGATTGTTAGTTCTTTCTCAAATGTCTAAGATGACTATATTTATAGTTATTGTTGCAATAATATTATTCATTCCAGGAGTTAAAGATAAGGTTACTAATATAATTAATAATGGCTACACTAGAATCTCTCGAAGCA